TTTGCAAATATAGGTTCATCTAAAGAAACAACTGTTACAACATAGGTTGATTTTTTTATAGTTTTGTGATATAATTATATTATGGATTTAGAACAATTACAATTAGAAGCAGATAAAGACCTTAAAATTAATGATACTGAATTAGATTTAGAATCATTAAAAACTCCACAATTACATAATAAGTATATGAAACATTATACTAAGTTTAAGTTATTATTGACTCGTACAGAAGATGAATTACGAACAATGAAACGTGACAAGTGGGAATATTATACAGGAAAGGCCGACCCTAGTGTGTATCAGGCCAAACCTTTTGATTTAAAAATAATGAGAACAGACATTGACAAATACTTAGAAGCAGATGAAGATATACAAAGACTTTCACAAAAAGTGGCCTATTTAATTACAGTTGTGGATTTTTTAGACAAAACATTAAGAGTCATAGTCAATAGAACATACACAATAAAAAATGCCATTGAGTGGCGTAGATTTACAAGTGGCGCTGTTTAATGTACTTAGAAAATAATCATTGTATTTCTATTGCACATTTTGATAAAAAATATTGTGATGAAATTATATTTCAAGCTGAATCTAATCAATTGCAAGAAGCCACAATACAAGATGGTAACAAAAATAATAGAAAATCAAAAGTAAGTTGGTTATCAGATACTAAGTTAAATAAAGATATTAACGACATTATTTTAGATCACAATAAAAAGGCTAAATGGAATTTTGTATTAAAAGAATTTGAACCTTTACAATATACAGTGTATGAAATAAATGACCATTATGACTGGCATATTGATAGTCATAGTAAACCATATCCTAATGGATATATAAGAAAAATAAGTTTTACATTATGTTTAAATGAAGATTATGAAGGCGGTGAATTTGAAATATCAAATCCAAATCCAAAACCAGAAAAACACATTAATACAAAGTTTAACAATAAATTTACATTAGGTACAGTCATATCGTTTCCATCATTTGTTTGGCATAAAGTAAATCCTGTTACATTTGGTACAAGAAAAGTATTAGTAGGTTGGTCGGTTGGTCCACAATTTATTTAATATGTATGACACTTACCAAATATATAATCATAGATAAAAAAAACGAAGTATATCTTAAAGTAGAAGCAGACGATGCTATACGTAGAGAACTAGGAGAATACTTTACGTTTGAGGTGCCTGGTTATAAATTTACACCACAATTTAGAAATCGTTTTTGGGACGGTAAAATAAGATTGTTTTCTTATGCAACTGGCCAAATCTTTACTGGCCTTTATCCATATATTGTTAAATGGTGTAACGATAATAAAATACAAGTCGTTGACGGTACTAAAATAAAAGATACAGAAGTTGATGTAAAGGCCGTTGATGGTTTTATCAAAGCATTAAAGATACCATTAGAAATAAGAGATTATCAAAGAGAAGCTTTTATACACGGCTTAAAAAAGAATCGTTGTTTATTATTATCACCAACAGCATCAGGTAAATCATTAATTGTTTATCTATTAGTAAGGTTTAATATATTAAGATTGAAAGAAAAGGTAAACAATAAGATACTAATTATAGTACCTACTACGTCATTAGTTGAACAACTATACAAAGACTTTAACGATTATGGTTGGAATGCTGACAAAAATATACATAGAATATATCAAGGCCACGAAAAAGAAACAAATAAAAATGTTATTATATCTACTTGGCAATCAGTATATAATTTACCTAAAAAATGGTTTAGTCAATTTGGTATGGTAATAGGTGATGAGTGTCATTTATTTAAAGCCGTTTCTTTAAGTAAGATAATGACTAAACTTGAAGATTGTAAATATCGTTATGGTTTAACAGGTACACTTGATGGTACTAAGACGAATAAATTAGTTTTAGAAGGCCTGTTTGGCGCCGTTAATAAAGTTACATCAACTGCTGAATTACAAGAGAAAAAACAATTAGCTGATTTAAAAATTATATGTTTAATTCTACAATATGACCAGTATTCAAAAGACTTTTTAAAGAATAAAAGTTATCAGGAAGAAATGGATTTTCTAGTTTCAAATGAAAGAAGAAACAAATATATTCGTAATCTATGTTTAAACTTACAAGGTAATTCTCTTGTGTTATTTCAATATGTAGAAAAACACGGTGTATTACTAAAAAAATTAATAGAAGAAAAGGCAGAAAACAAAAAAGTGTTTTTCGTTTATGGTGGTGTAGAGGCCGAAGAAAGAGAAAAGATAAGATTTATAACTGAGAAATCTGATAACGCAATTATAATCGCCAGTTACGGAACATTTAGTACAGGTATTAATATAAGAAATTTACATAACATTGTTTTTGCATCGCCGTCAAAATCTCGTATTCGTAATTTGCAATCTATTGGTCGTGGTTTAAGATTGAAAGATAATAATTCGGCTGCCACACTATACGATATATCGGATGATTTAAGTTATAACGGTAAAGACAACTATACATTACAACATTTTAGAGAACGTATTAACATATACACTTCTGAAGGCTTTAACTACGAAATACATAATGTAGAACTCATAAATAGTAAAGACAATGGATCAAATAAGAATAATTAAATTAATTAACGGAGATGATATTGTTTGTAGTTTGGCACCTGAACAGTTGCCAGATAAATCTCCTCTCTTACGTTTGATAAAACCATTACAAATCAAATACGTATCTCAATTAACACCAAAAGGTCTTAAAGACTTTATCGCATTAATTAAATGGACGGCCTATACGAATGAACAAATTATATCTATACCAAAAGACAAGATAATGACAATCACAAACGCCACAGAAGAAATGTCAAAAAGTTACTTAGATGTTTCTTCCAAATATGAAAGACTTGATTTGCCGAAACGAGGTGAATATAAAGCTGAAGAATTAACAAAAGATGAGAATGATGAATTTAATGAATTGTGGGACGAGTTTAGAGATAAGGAAAGAATACTCCATTAACCTGGTGAATCTCCACTTGAAAACGCTACACCGCTCATTATACACATTAAACAAGAAATGTCAACCTATCCTGAAACCGATTTTTTGTATAAGTGATTGACAAAACATACAAAGTATAGTATATTTAAATTATGACAACATCAAAAAAATCAAAAGAACATTACGTAAGTAATAAAGATTTTTTGGCCGCTATGATAGACTATAAGAAAATGGTTGTAAAAGCTGAAAAAGAAAAACTGCCAAAACCTAGAGTACCTGATTATATTGGAACTTGTTTTCTTAAAATAGCGAATCATTTATCTTACAGACCGAATTTTATTAATTATACTTTTAGAGATGATATGATTTCTGATGGTATAGAAAATTGTTTACAGTACTTAGATAACTTTAATCCTGATAAATCAAATAATCCTTTTGCATACTTTACACAAATTATATATTATGCCTTTATAAGAAGAATACAAAAAGAAAAGAAACAAGTTACAATCAAACATAAAATGTTATTAGATTCTAACTTTGACGATTTAACTTTACAACCTGGTGAAGATAGGGAGTTTCATAATCAATTTACAGAATTTTTAAAAAAGAATTTGCCTATTGATGAAGTGCCTAAAATAGAAAGTCTAGCTCATCATAGAGAAATGAAAAAACAAAAAGAACAGAAAAAGAAAAGAACACGTAAAGGCAAGTTAGATTATTTTTTATTGAGTTAGTATGAAAATTGCGTTAATAAATGACACGCATTGGGGAGCTCGAAATGACTCGCCAGCGTTCATAGATTATTTTAATAGATTTTATGATGAGGTATTTTTTCCATACCTACAAGAGAATAATATAAAAACAGTAATTCATTTAGGTGATGTAGTAGACCGAAGAAAGTTTATTAATCACAATACAGCACACAATTTTAAATTAAAGTTTTGGAATAGAATAGATGAACTTAATTTAGATACACACATTATTATAGGTAATCACGACACATATTATAAAAACACAAACGAAATAAACGCATTACAAAACTTAAATATATCTAAAAACGCAAAAGTATATACATCATCACAAACAATTAATTTTGATGGCCTAGACATATTGTTTATGCCTTGGATATGCGATACAAATAAAGAAGATACACTACACCATATTGACAATACAACAGCTCAAGTAGTTATGGGTCATTTAGAAATAAAAGGATTTGAAATGCACAAAGGCCATCTTAACGAACAAGGTTTAGAAAAAGATTTATTTAAAAGATTTGAAAAAGTTATATCAGGTCATTTTCATAAAAAATCAG